TGGACTAGAGATAAAATGATGCGACTACTATTTATGAACGGGCGTCATTGGAAAATTATGTTAATAATTACAATGCAGTACCCCCTTGGAATTCCCCCAAATTTAAGAACTAATATTGACTATGTATTTATTCTAAGAGAACCTTATATTGCAAACAGAAAACGTATATGGGAAAATTATGCAGGAATGTTTCCGACGTTCGAATCGTTCTGTCAAGTTATGGACCAATGCACAGAAAACTTTGAATGTCTAGTAATTAATAATAACGCCAAATCTAATAAATTACAAGACCAGATTTTCTGGTACAAAGCCGAACACCACGCCGATTTTAAACTTGGATCAAAAGAGTTCTGGGAATTATCAAAAGATTACAATTCCGACGACAACGAAGAAGTGTATGATCCTGCAAATACAAAAAAACGGGGGCAGGGACCGAAAATTATGGTTAGAAAGAATAAGTGGTAGTTCTTCTACTTATTTATATAAATACGTTTGCGTTTATATATAATCCAAAATTTAAAATTATATGATATGATTGACCCAATTACACTAATTTCGTTATCTGTTAAAGAATTTACAGAAATTCAACATCAAGGTAATATGTCGGTTTTATTAAAATTTGGAGCACCTTGGTGTGGTCCGTGCAAATTAATAAAACCGTTATGCGATGAATTTATTAAACTAACATCTGGGTTTATTTACGCTGATATAAATATAGACAACAGTGAATTATTTAATGCTTTAAAATCCAAAAAAATGGTTAAATCAATTCCAACAATATTATTTTACGACAAAAATGTACAGAGAGATTTCTGGTATATTCCAGACGACTCTGTTATAGGAGGAGATATTACTCAAGTGCGTGCGTTTTTAGATAGGTGTAATTTGAAAATTAAAAAAAGGCAATAATACATTTATCTAATTCTGTGTTTATCCGTCGGTTGAGAAATATTTAAGTATTGTATTCATAAATGATAAAATTATCAAGTTAATAAATGTTGCTCCATAAACAACGTATTTTGCCGAATTATTACTTCCGCCGCATGTCTGTGTTTGTATCAGATATAATAGCGAAACCAATTGTATCATAATAAATAATGTACTAATCCAAGAGAATTGATAGTATTCCTCTGATACATGCCCTTGATTTATTTTTTTATAATAGGACATGTTCATTCCCAAAATCCATACCAAAATTATCAACGTTAGTATCGACGGCAATGAATTAACTACTAATCCCTTTATAAATTCCACGATACTGTTATCTAATGTTGGTTTGTTTGAAAGCAATGCAAATGAGAGAAACATTGCGGTAAAAATAGTGCAAGCAATTACACCGTATCCCCAGATAGACGCGTTTGCCGGACCACTGCTCCCGTCCGCGGTAACGTCGCTGCTAAAAAATACTTTAATAATCACACCTACTAGAGAAAACCCTATTAAATTATTTGTAATATATGAATTTTTACATTGTGCAGCTGACATTTATATATATAAATAAATAAAATGTTTATTTCAACAAAGTCATTAACATTGTTATTCTTCCGTCTAACATAAAAACTAGACTAGTAAGTTCTTTTATTTCAATGTCTAGATTTATGGTTCTATAAGAATAAAACCATTTTTGTTTACACTCTTCTAATTCTTTGTTTATTAAATCTCTTAAATAAACTATCCTCCTAACCAATTCTTCTGTATTAATCTCACAGATGCGCGAAATATTATCTTGCTTTATCTTACTACATAAAACACTCACCATATCAATCTTAAGATCAATATCAAGAGATTTGATTTTCAGTTGAATGTCATTCATACGAATGCCTGAGTCAGACCCATTGAATACAAATGACACGCCATTGTATACTAAATTTATAGTATTTGTTACTATTTTATTTGTTATACTGCTTCCGAATAATGTCATAACTCCTCCACCGACCACATATGCTAACATCTATATTAATAATATATTTATAATTAAATATATTATTAGTTAATTGTTTATAATTCGACGATTTATTTGTTTGATTGATACAGAGAACTCATACAACATAAAACATATGACATATTTTGTTATTACAAGTGCATTGGTGCACTACACCGCTGCCGATTTAATTATGCAACCGGGGTCGCGGGTTTAACAAAATGAGGGCTCATATACCGTTGAAGATTAAAGTACGTCAGATGTTCTCCGGCCGGGATTTTTAAAAGCGCCTTCATCTTTTCGTCTGCATTAATAATGCGACCGTTTTCTTTGTCTTGAAGACTATTCGCGCGAATGTACGCGTTAATTTCGCGAGTTACTTCAGTTCTAGCCATCTGAACGCCAGGTTGCTTTCCTAAAAACGTCGCAAGTTCTTGTGTAATATTAGTAGGCTTAACAAATCCACTGGGTGCGCGATTTACATTCTTATTCTTTCGACGAATGGAAGCTTTCGCAATATTTTTCATGTCGCGGTTGGCTTTCTTTTCGAGAACTTTAAAATCTGTCTTCAGCTTAGATACTAAATTTCCAAGCAATTGCAACTTTGTAACAAAATCAGAAAATTCTGAGTTTTGTAAGACTTCGCTAATTGGTTGTAACGGTGTCTGGTCTGTTACGACAACTGCGCTCAAAACTTCGACCTTTACAACTGGCGCACTCTTTGCTTTAGAGGGAGCAGAATCGACCTTTGCGCGCTTTTCTTGAACTTGACTTTGGGGTTGGACTTCTTCGACGATGGGCTTCTTACTCTTGGCCTTTGAGGGCTGAGTTTGGGTAACACTTGCGCTTGCGACAGATTTTGCGGGTTCGGTTTTAGTTCGTTGCATCCTAATACTATATAATAGTATTTCTTTTTAAGTTATTTTACGCAATATTGTGTTATAATAGGTGCCAACTTTAAATATTATTTAAGAACTTTGCAATAGTTCCTTAATACTTGCAATTAATAAATAATATGGCGACGAATCGCATATTATTCGGGTATTAAATAGAATATAAATTATGAATTTGCGGCTGAGCGAGCTTGAGCTTGTGCATCTGACGCTGCACGAGATGCAGATGCAGCAGCGTCGGCGGCTCTATTTGCAGCAGCAGCCGACGCAGAAGCATCGCCCATAGACGCTTTCCGTACAGCCATGTTAACGTGTTTTGATGCGGATTGCGCCGCCTTTTTAACTTTCTTTACTGATCGCGCAGCCTGTTTAATCTTCTCTTTCACAGCTCCGCTAACTGCGCGTCTAGATTTGCGTCCTCTAGATTTGCGTCCTCTAGATTTGCGTCTTAATGTTTTTGATACGGCCATTATATATTTACAAAACAAAATAATTTTTTAAAATTATGTAATTGCCAATTAATTCTAATTAAATTATTCCTAATTATTCCTAATTATTCCTAATTATTCCTAATTAATTCTAATTATTCCTAATTAATTCTAATTATTCCTAATTATGAATAATTAATTAATCCTTAATTAATCCTTAATTATTCCTAAATATAACAATGGATCCTCTTAAATATTACCATATAGTGTCAGTATTTTCCCACCACATGTCATCCCCCTTTTTAATATCAAACACTGTTCTAAATAATACTAATCTAGACAAAGGGCAATTGCATCTATATTTTTCTAAAGGATGTGGGTTCGTTTTTAATTGTGCCTCTAACGCATCCGCATAAATCTTTTGCTTTCCTTGTTGTGCGATGTACGCGTAAAATCCAGCTATTTTATTACGTTTAACTAACCCGGCGTCATCTCCGAATATTTGCGCTTGCAATAAATATGATTCAACTAAAGACATTCCAGAAATATCTGCTAAATCTTCACCAACGCTCATAGATGCATCAAATACGATTCCATCGCGTTTCGCGAAAACCTCGTATTGTTTAATAACATTATTAATTTTCGCTTGATATATTTTTTTATCTTTCGGTGTCCACCAATTATGCAAATTTCCGTCTAAATCAAATCTGCTCCCACTATTATCTAACGAATGGCTCAATTCGTGCCCCAGAGTATATCCGATAAACGCTAGATTATATTCGATGCCTTTACGTAAATCAATAAAAGGGGGCTGAAGATACGCTAATGGAACATAAATGGAATTGCTAGTCGGTCTGTAATATGCATTTACAACATATGGCTGTGTACCCACTAATTTCATCTCTTGCCAATCGATGTC